TGAGAAAACGAGGGTAATCTAATGAGAGATCAAGGAGCAATCGGGAAGGAAACTCCCGAAATTAAATATGACCGAGCATTAACTCTCTTTACGGAGTCGGTAATGGCACCTGACCACCAGTTAAGGGGTTGTGCACATAATCAAGGATGTTATGAAGAGTTGATGGAGATACGAGAGCATGTGCTCAAATACCTTAAGACTCTGAGAGAGGTCACGCATCATACAAATGCTGATGAGAGTGATGAAATTGAAACAGCAAAGGTCACAGAGGCAAAGGCATCTACTAAGTGGAGGTAAAAAAATCCCTCGTTAAAGTTAAAAAATCGTCGTTAAAGTTTTAGGAGCATTAATTATGGCAATGAGATTCAATATGGGTGATTCATTAATTGAAAGTCGCCCAAAAAAGACAAGACAAGGAAAAGGAAAGCATAGTAAGTACTCTGCTACGAGTCGGAACGGAACAAAGAAGAGATACAGGGGGCAAGGGAAATAATGCCATATCATATTAAAAAAGAAAGTATCTTAGGTTCTGCAGTCCCAACTGATGGAACAGAATATTATTCTGGTGATAATGTATGGACAAATGATTATGATAAAAGAAAGATATTTGAGAATAAATCAGATGCCGACGCTTTAAAAGCAACAGTTGTAACAAAAACTTTAGGTGGATCTACTAACTCATATACACCAACTTGGTTTCTCAATAGCACAGTGGTTGAGGAATAAAATGATGTTTGATAAGAATGTTGAGTTTCAAAGAACACCGAGTCGTATTCGAACTCGGTTTATTGCTGCCTTTGCACTTGGAACGTCCCTTATTACGTTTACATCAGGTTTCTTTGTTTTTTTGTATATGAAGAGTCCTGCATTTGAGAATCAACTCACAGGACAGGTTATAAAGGATATGGATTGGATTATTGCAAATGAATTTGAAAAGAAGATAAAAGAGTTAGAACCAAGAACTGTTGCAGATGCAAATGATCCAAATAAATGGTTCTGGGATTATATTGAAAAGAGAAATAAAGAACAAATTGAAGAACAACTAAATTGGGGTAACAACTAAATGGCTTGTTTAATTGCAAATCTACCCTCCTATGAGGTATGGGTAAGAAAAGAGTACCTTACTGACCATAAGAGTGGTCATGGTGAGTTTGTAAAGGGAGTATGGGTATCTGCAAAGAGTATACCAGGTCGTGCATTCTATTTCGAGACTTATCTACCAGAGTATGCTGCGATGTTTGATAAACTGCCGATCTCTGCCTTCACAACAGACCCTGAGACACCGACACCTGATATGACCTTACACAATCTCCAGTTCTGGAATTGTATGGACTACGGAGTCATTGCGGTGCAGAAGCAGTTTATCGGTTCAATGCACTATGAAGTGATGACAAGAGACTACGGAAACCAAACAGGCACATATATTTGTACTTTAGACAACTATCATCAAGATGTAGATGCGATTGATTACTCTACGAGTGAACAACCTGCGGAACATAAGAGTCATAACCTCTTAGAATTAGATAATGGGCAGTTTTGTCTCTATCCAAACAACAGAATGAGGATTTATGACAACAGTATCACTCCTGAGACACCTAAGATTCCTGATTTTAAAGTATCAACCGTGTATTATCAGGTGGAAAATGGTCATGACCGTGATGGATTGGGTTCAGAAGAGAATTATTTTTGGAAAACAGCAAAAGAACGTAAAAATTTACCAGATCGCAAACCATTTGAACCAGAATTAGGATAAATAATTACATTATGGCGAAAAAAATGGAAGATTCTAACAAAAAAAGATTAATTCAAGAGGTAACTCATGATGAGGCACCTCTTTATGATGAAAATGGGAAAAAAAGCGAGTATAAAAAGATTAATAATGATATTTGGGTGCTTCAAGACGAAAAAATTCACAAAATTCCCTCTCGTTACTGATTAAAAATATTTTTTTCTAAAAACCATTATACATATATTAGCAAAGCATATTATATTTGAATGCCTACCTCAATTTCTCGTGCATTTAAGGATATAAGTTTATCTTTTACGAGACATCCAGTCACAAATGACATCACAATCCTCAAAAATGAGGATGCGATCAAGAAATCTGTAATAAATTTATGCAGAACATCATTTGATGAAAGGTTTTTTAACCCATTGATTGGTACAAGAATAGGTGAATCCCTCTTTGAAATAAATGATCCAGATATTTCTGAATTTTTGGAAGACGATATTGAAAATACACTGAAAAATTATGAACCAAGAATCAAAGTTAAGTCTGTTAATGCACAGTCGATCATGGATTCGAATGAATTAGAGATTAAAATAGAATATGACATAGTTGGTTTGCCACTTCCATTGCAAAATATCGAATTTTTACTACAACCGAGCAAATTATAATGTCATTTAATCAATTTACTAATTTAGATTTTAATTCATTACGAACTCAAATTAAAGATTACCTAAGAAGTAGTTCAAAGTTTAGTGATTTTGACTTCGAAGGGTCAAATTTTTCTGTCTTAATTGATACTTTAGCATATAATTCATATATTACGTCATATAATACAAATATGGCTGTTAATGAAACATTCCTTGATAGTGCGACTGTTAGAGAAAATATAACATCATTAGCAAGAAATATTGGATATGTTCCTCGTTCAGCAAGATCTGCTGTTGCAAAGGTAAATTTATCAGTTGATTTTGGAACACAAGAGGCAGTATTTGCAACAATTAAGGCAGGAATTTTTGCAATTGGATCTGTTGCTAACGGAAGTTATGTTTTTTCAATCCCAGAAGACATTACAGTGCCTACAAATACAGTTGTAAACGCCACACAGGACACAAAAATTGCAAATTTTGATAATATCTCAATATATGAAGGAAATTATATCACAAAAAAATTTACAGTTGATTCATCTCAAGTAAATCAACCATTTGTTTTAGATAATAGCAATATTGACACCACTACAATCCGTGTTGAAGTTAAATCAGCTGGAATTACGGAGACTTATGAAGAATATAGAAATATTTTTGAAGTTAATGCTAGATCTAGACTTTTTCTTGTACAGGAAATAGCAGATGAAAAATATCAAATCATATTTGGAGATAATCTTTTAGGTAAGAAACCACCAAATGGAAGTGAAATTTTAGTATCATATATTGTTAATAATGGTATTGATGGAAATGGTGCAAGTAACTTTACATTCTCTGGCAGCATTACATCTAATATAGGAAGTGTATCGGGTGGAATATCTAACGTAACGACCATTCAGTCTGCTGAAAATGGAGATGAAATAGAAACTATAGACAACGTAAAATACCTTGCTCCAAGGGTCTATGCGTCGCAATATAGAGCAGTTACAGCGAATGACTATTCAAGTTTAATACCAAGTTTATATGCAAATATAGACTCCGTAACTGCTTATGGTGGAGAAGAGTTAGATCCACCACAATATGGAAGAGTTTATATTACAATCAAACCAAAAAATGGAGATGTAATATCTGAAGCATTAAAAGATAGTATCAAATCAAATTTAAAAAAATATACTGTTGCTGGAATTAAACAAGAATTGCTTGATCTAAAGTATCTTTATGTTGAGTATGAATCGACTGTTGCTTATAACTCCAGCTTTATTCCAGATAAACTTAATTTACAAACAAGAATTACATCTGCTGTTCAAACTTATGCAAAATCATCTGATATTAATTCTTTTGGTGGTAGATTGAAATACAGTAAACTTCAATCAGTCATTGATAGTGTTGATGATGGAATAACTTCTAACATCACAAATATTAAAATTAGAAGAAATTTAGTTCCTTTATATAATGAGTTGGCTACTTATGAAATTTGTTACTCAAATCAATTTCATGCAGATTTAGAAGGATTTAATGTAAAATCTACAGCATTTAAAATAAATGGTGTTAATGGTGATGTATATTTGACAGATTTTCCATATTCTAATCAAAAAACAGGAGTTATTAAATTTTTTACTTTATCTGATCTTGATGAGGTGGTATATATAAATCAAAATGCAGGAACAATTGATTATATTAAAGGAGAAATTGTAATTTTTCCAACTAATATTACATCTACAACAATGAGTGGTAAAATTGAAATACAAGTTATACCAGAATCGAATGATATCATTGCAAAGCAAAATTTATATATTATTTTAGATGTATCAGCAAATAGTAAATTGAATTTAATTGAAGATGTAGTATCTTCTGGATCAAATAGATCAGGAAACAGTTATATGCCACCATCTAGTTTTATTAGTGGCAAAACGTATGTAAGATAACCAATGATAGGCACATCCAAATCTACAAAAGTTAAAATATCAAATATTCTTGATAGTCAAATACTGGATTTTATTCAGGAGGAGAGTCCTGACTTTAAAGATTTTTTAAATCAATATTATATTTCGGAGGAACGTGAGTTTGGATCAACATACCTGTCCGATAATTTAACATCATTTAAAGATATCGGTGCTACTTCAAATAATATTTTAAATGTCATAATTCCAAATGTTTTATCTGCAGATATTAATGCTTTTGATGATGAAATTTTAGTTACTACAACAACTGGGTATCCTGATCAATATGGTCTTTTAAAAATTGACAATGAGATCATAACTTATACTGAAAAAACACCGACTTCATTTACTGGTTGTATTCGTGGTTTTAGTTCAATATCATCTATTGAAAAGTCTGAATATCTTACATTTAGTGTTACAGACAGTGCAGAACACATTGAAGGTACTCAAATATTAAATTTAAGTAGTATTTTTGTAAATGAATTTTACAGAAAACATAAGTCTCAATTTTTGCCAGGTTTTGAAGGGAGGAACTTTGTAAATCAGGTTAATATTGAAAATATTTTAACAAGAGCAAAGGATTTCTATAGATCAAAAGGAACTGATGCTTCTTTACAAATATTATTTAAAGTTCTTTTTGGTAAAAATGTAATCATAGAGAAACCTTTTGAGAATACAATTGGTTCTTCAGACTCTGAATGGGTAGTAACTGATGATATGATAGTAGATGTAATTGAAGGTGATCCTTTCAAGTTAATATCAACTAAAATATTTCAGGGTACATTTGATAATTCAACGGCAGATGGGACAATTTCAAATATTCAAGAAGTATTTTTGGGTTCAAAGAAATATTATAAACTATCATTTGATAAATCTGCACATTTTGGCACATTTAATATCGGAATAAAAACAAAAGTTACTGAACAAGCACCAACTGGTTCATCTACTATTAACGTTGATTCAACAGTTGGTTTTGGAACTACAGGAACATTTATATACAAACACCTTGACGAGTTTTTAGTTGCATCATACACATCAAAATCTGAAAATCAATTTTTTGGATGTACTGGTGTCGTAGATAGTGGATTATTAGTAGATAGTGATATTATTGATGATACCTTTATTTTTGGATATGAGGACGGTGATCCAGAAAAAGTTTGTACCATGAGAATAACTGGAACAATATCTAAACCATCAGATAATGCCATTAATTCAAAATATGCGTCAGTTGGGGAAAGTCTTGGGGTAAATTATCTTGGAGAGAAAGAATCAGGACCTAAATTTGATACTTGGTTGTATAATCAATCATCTATTTTGGATATTGAAGGTGTTGATGGAACATTTGATGGAAACGGTTTAACAGATATTATTACTACCAAAGATCCAAATAATTTTTTATATCAAGGTTGTAAAGTTGATGTTATTAGATTTGATTGGGCAGGTTCAGGTACAGGAACAATAGGGTATGGTAAAACTTTGGAAAGTGATCCTGGATTTGGTGCATTTTCAGTGGTTCATTCAGACGTTGAAATTAAATCTATAAATTCAATTAACGGTCATATTACCTTATCACTGCCATCTGCTACCAAACCTCTCATAGACAATATAAGACCTCATAAAATTAAGAAAAAACTGGCATATGCAGATTCTTCTTTAGATGAATTATCTCCAAATCTATTAAGCAACATACAAAATACTTATGTTGATGATATTGGTAATACCTACGTAAGTTTTACAGGGTATCCATCATATCCTATACAAACAACAAATAGATCAGTAAAAGTTAACACATATGAACAAGATGTTATAAATGAAGTTTTTGTTGCTAATTCAAATCATTCTTTCTTAAATGGTGAAGAGGTATTTTTTGAACAGGAAGCAGAAACCATAGGAATAACTGACACTGAAGGAAATGAAATTAAATCTGGAAAGTATTATGCTTCAGTTGTAGGAATCAATTCATTCAGATTAGCAGTAACTTATGAGGAATTAAAAAGTGGTAATTTTTTAAGATTTATTCCTCCAGTGAATAGAGTTGGTATTGTTACTTTTCAAGCAAATGATGATGCTAACTTTAGTAATTTAACTGGATGTCAAATAGTTGGTTCAGGAAATGGATTAGGATCTGGAGGTGGATTTATTATAAATCAGTCATACTTGCATTTTGCTGGATCTAGTGGTTCAAGGTCTGCAACATTGAAAAAATTTGATGCCAGAAACTCATTAAAAATAAAAGTTTATGCAAAAGTAGGAAATGACAGCAATGGTGGTGAGGATCCAGATGGAATGGGTGATGAGATGTTACGATTGGATTATAGAATTGATGGTGGAAGTTTTGTTGGAATTGGTACGATTATTCCAATATTGAATGAAGGAAATTGGCCATTATTACAGTTTGATGTACCGTATAGTACAGTAACGACTATCAGGTCAGGTAATAATATATACGAGGCATCTATTGGTGCTATTAGAGCAACAGCAAGTGGTCCTCTAACACATTCAGGCGTAGTTCCAGGTGTTGACCTTAACGAAGTTGTTGATGGTTTCAGATGGATAATAGGATATAATGATGGGTCTTTAAATGTATTTGAATTAGATATCCCAGATGAAGCTAAAAAAGAAAATGTATTTTTTAGATTAATTCAACGAGATAATTCGGGACCTTCGTATGATCATTATGGTATTGAAAAATTTGAATTTATTCAAGATAGTCCTGGAATTACTACTTGTACAATTACACCAAATGCTTTAGCTGGAAATAAGTTAACAAATCAAAATCATTTCAAAAGAATATTAAAAACACCTGAAATTAGAGAATCAGAAAATAAATTAATTGGTCCTGTTGGTGTTCAGTTAAATGGAATTGAATTGTATTCTCCTATTTTGGAAGATTTTATTTCTTATGGTCAGATTGATGATATTGTGATAAAAAATTCAGGAAGCAATTATGATGTAGTAAATCCACCAAATATACTAATTAGTAATACTAATGGAAGTGGAGCAAAACTTCATGGTCATTTTTCTGGAGATATTTCTGATATTGTTGTTACTCATCCTGGATTTAATTATGCAGACACCCCTCAAGTTTCTATAACAGGTGGAAATGTAGGTTCTTTAGTAGAACCATTGGTAGGAAAGGTGTATATGAGAGGATTTATACATTCTTTCTCATTCAATGATATTTCTGAATTAGTAACTCGTATCGATCTTGCTAACGATAGCGTTGTTCATGGGGAAGATAATCCACATAAATTTGAAAATGGTGAAGAAGTTGTTTATACAACAACAGGAACTCCAATTGGAATTGGATCTACTGCTGTTGGTTTTGATACAAGTCGATTGACATCAGGATCTACTTATTTTATTCGAAAAAATAGCGAAGTATCTTTCTCCTTAACTATTAGAAAAAGTGATGCTACATCAGGAATCAATACAATAGATTTCTTACAATTTGGAACAGGAACACATACTTTGACTTCTAAGAAGATTAGAAAAATAGTTGATCGAATATCTTTGTTAGAAAAAGGAGTAAAATATCAAAATAGAAAAGTAGTCGTTGATTCTAACATTTACCCACCACTTGACATAAAAAATAATTTAACAACATTTACTGGAATTAACAAGTATGATGATTATATCTTTGCAAAAAATCATGGATTTAAAGATGGGGATGTAATTGAATATCTTTGTAGCGGTACAGTTATCTCTGGTTTATCTACAGAATCAATATATAAAGTCTCTGTAGTTGATGATAATAAATTTAAATTAAGTAATGCAGGAACTGCAACAACCATTACAAATTCATATTATAACCAAAAAATATATACAGATTTAGGTAGTGTTGGTGTGGGAACACATACTTTTAAATATCAAGATATTGTTGTTAAAATAAAAGGTAATCCAAGTGCAGGATTGGTTACTTCTACACTGCCATCATATTACAACGCTACTGCATATCCAGTGGTTTCTGGATCTTTAGATAATGTATTTGTTCAAAATGGTGGTACAGGATATGGAACGAGCACCATTACTAATTACTTAGTTACACCAACAGTAGAAATAGAAAGAGGAAAAGGTGCGGAATTGAGACCAATAGTTCAAGATGGAAAAATATCAGATGTTATAATTTCAAGAGAGGGAAGTGGTTATTCCTCTCCTCCAACATTAGATGTTATAGGTGTTGGAACAACATCTGGAAAATTTGCTAAATTAAAAGCAAATGTTTTAAATGGTAAAATAGTATCTGTTACTATTATTGATAGTGGAAAAGATTATGTTAATAAAAAAACTGTTATAAATGTTGTTCCTACAGGAATAGATTGTAAGTTAAGTGCGAATGTTCATAAATGGAATTTAAATGCAAGACAAAGATATGATGCTATACTAACTAATCAGACATTTAAAGGTACAACTCAAGTTGCTTCTGAAGTTAAATTACAAAACAAATTAGTTTCATTTTACCCTGGACTTAATTACAGAAAAAACTTAAACGATAATATTGATGCTAGTAATGCAGAAATATCCCCTCCAGGATCACACTCTCCTATTTTAGGATGGGCATATGATGGAAACCCAATATATGGAGCATATGGTTTTGGGAACGTTGAAGCTGGTGATCCAGGTGTTATTAGATTGAATTCAAGTTATGAATTAAATGCAATTAATGATGATTCTTTAAGACCAGATAAAGTAGATGGTTATTTCGTTGAAGATTACCAATATACTGGAAATGGTGACTTAGATCAATTTAATGGTAGATTTGGTAAAACACCTGATTTTCCAGATGGAACGTATGCTTATTTTTCAACAAATACTATAGGTCAATCTGAATTTCCATACACTACTTTCTTACATAGAAATAAAACCGATGTTGTTAATTATGACATAGATTTCAAACAAACAGATAAAGTTATCAATTCTGGTGAATATAAAAGAAATGTATCTCCATTAGGAATGAATGAAAAATTTAGAGATTATCCTGCATTAAATGAATCTTTAGGTACTAATCCTAAATTAAAAGTTACTGCTAGTTTACCAGGAAAAATAAAAGAAATTACAACTTTTAAATCTGGTGAAAATTATAAAGTTGGAGATGTTATTAATATAAATGATCCTTTTGTAGATGCTGCTGTAGGAGAAATATCTGGAAAAGAAATAAAAAAAGTTGAAGGAATTGGATCAACTGTCAATAATTTAAATTTTAGTGTAAAAAATAATATTATTACTGCTTCTAGTGATTCGTTGCATAATTTTTCAAATAATGACGTAGTTGAAATTTCTGGAATAACATCATCTTCTTATTTTGGTATTCAAGGTTTACAGAAAATAGGAGTAAATACGACATCAACATTTGTGTCTGTTGCTATTGCAAATACGACAACAACAGGAATATCAACTTTTGTAGAATTTGATGAATCAACTAATAGTGGTGTATTTAAAGTTAATGATGTGGTTCAAGTAGATAATGAAAAATTACTAATAACTAATTTAGATAAAATTAATAATAGATATGCTGTTTCAAGAATGCATGATAATTCTATAGGAGGATCTCATTCCCTCGATTCTACAGTAAATAGATTGGAAAAATCTTTTACTTATAGGGTAATTGGTAAAGAAATAAAAAATACAAATATAGATGAAGAAAAGATAGCTTATGTAAATGTTACCAATTCTGTTGGAATTGGAACATCATATAGTAGTGTAGTAGTTGGAACTGCTGGAAGTAACAATATTACCAAATCAATTCCACCAAGAGCAATTTATATTCCAGATCATAATTTCAAAAGTGGAGATAAAGTATCTTTAGTCTCTATTGGTGGTACTATTAATGCAAGGAATCCATTTTTAACTCCCGTTTTTGACTTATCAACAATTAATCCATTATACTGCGTTAAAATTAGTAATAACTATATTGGACTTTCTACAGAAAAAGTAGGATTTTTGACATCTTATGTTCACTATGAGAGTGTTGAGGATAATGATTTATTTGGAAAAGAAGTTAAAATCAAGACCAATACAAATACACTAATTGGTAGTGCAAAAAGGGTAAATGGATTAATTACACTTGGAACTAGTCATAATATTTCCTTAAACGATACAATACGTTTAAATATTTCTCCAAATAGAACAGAATATATTAAATTTAAGTTTGATAATAATACAAGAACACTTGTGACTGACCCTAAAACCTTTGAG